CCTTTATCGGCTTGGCAGAGCAAGTCATCGCAAGCCAGATTAAATTCCTAGGCAACCTCACTGTAGGCAATGCCACTATGACAGCAGCCAATCCTGTCATTGATAAACCGGCTCGTTGGCACAAGACGGTTTCCATGAATATCACGGTGGCCGGCAAGCGCTATCCTGTATTGCTACGAAAGTATGAGTACCTGCGGGAATACTGGCCAGACCCCACGCAAACAGGCGTGCCTAAGTTTTACTGCGATTACGATTACACGCACTGGTTCGTAGCACCTACGCCTACGCTGGCTTATAACTTTGAAGTGCTTTATTACGAGCGCGTGCAGCCGCTGAGTTCTGCCAACCAAACGAATTGGTTTACGGTCTACGCACCGCAGGCACTGCTTTATGGCTCCTTGCTGCAAGCCATGCCTTTCCTGAAGAACGACGAGCGCCTACCGATGTGGCAGGCTCAATACGACGCCATCATCCAAACCCTCATGGCCGAAGACAAGCTGCGTATCGCTGATCGTCAGGCCATTGCCGCGGATAGTTAATCATGAGCTACACAAGCCCCTTTACTGGCGACGTTGTTCAGCCAACCGACGTTTCTTATGAGCAGATCGCCCTAACATCAACGACGGGCACCATACAGCTTGTCTGGCCTATCAATGGCAATCTGAGCACAGAAACCCCTGCTGCTCGGATCATGGACGTTTCCACGACGAGCACAAGCTACGAATTGTGGATGCCACCTGCCAATCAGGTATCTGTAGGCCAAGACGCGCTCATCAGAAATACGGGCGCTCAGACACTCACTGTTAAGACCTACGATGGCAACAGCACGATCATTACGGTTGCTTCAGGTGTTGCCAAATACATTTATCTGACTGATAACAGCACTACCTATGGCACTTGGGCGAATGTGCAGTTTGGCGCTGGCACTTCATCTGCCGATGCAGCAACGCTTGCCGGCGCCGGTCTGCTTGCTGTTGGCTCAACACTCAACCAAAGCCACCCAGTAGCTTCAATTATTGCCAATCAGACATTTGTTGATGGCGACCGCGCTCAGACCTACATCTGGACAGGTGGCACAGCAACCACCACGCTACCTTTGGCCACCACAGTAGGCAATAACTGGTTCTTCCTCGTTAAAAACAGTGGCTCGGGCACGCTGACAGTTAGCGGCAACTCAGGCGAATTGATTGATGGCGCATCAACGAAAGACTTCAATCCTAACGAGTCAGCCTTTATTGTTTGCACGGGAACGGCCTTGTCACCGTAGGCTTTGGCGTTAGCACTGACTTTTCATTCTCAGCGCTTACTAAGACGGTCACAACAGGAACCTACACGCTTACAGCGAATGAGGCTTCCAATACCATCCAGATCTACAACGGCACCTTAACGGGTAATGTCACGATCATCGTGCCGCCGATTGTGAGTCTGTACGTCATCAGTAATCAGTGCTCGGCAGGCGTCTTCACCTTAACCGTCTCTACAGGCATTGCTGGAGGTGCTACAGCCACCGTGCCAGCCTCAGGACAAGCCACGCTTATCTGTGATGGCACTAACCTCTTAAACGCCAATACAGCGATTGCTGGCGGTACGGCCATCAGTCTTGTAAACGGCACGGCAGCAAGCCCCTCGCTTAACTTTGCAAGCGAAACCAACACAGGTATTTATCGACCAGGCTCTAGCCGATTAGGTATCTCAGTGGGCGGCTCGTTGATTGCTGACTTCACGACCTCTGGCCTGGCAGTCACAGGAACGGGCAACTTCACAGGCGGTATCTCTGGGGGCACGTTTTGACCAAGAAGGTTTTCGCTCTCGATACACGTCCTGGTATTCAGCGGGACGGCACGCTTTTCGACAAAGAGTATTACACCGACGGGCGTTGGGTACGCTTTCAGAAGTTTGGCGGTGAGCTTGCACGCCCTCGTAAAATGGGCGGCTACCGTGAGATTGTTGATAACCTAGCAGGACCCTCTCGAGGCGTGTTTGTCGTTGTCCGCGGGTTGTATAACAACGTCTACAGCGGCTATTCAGATGGCTTGCAAGTTGTTCCTATCAATAACAACGGCACAGGCGCTGGCGTTACGGATTACAGCTTTGCCGGCCCTGTTACGACGGTAAGCATTACCACGGCAGGCAGCGGCTATACCAACGCTTCTTATACGAATGTGCCTCTGGTTTACAGCACGACAGGCACAGGAACCGGGGTTAGAGCCTCTGTCACGGTCTCTGGCGGTGCAGTTACTGCTGTGACGATTACAGGCGGTGGTGTGCGTTATGTGAAGGGTGAATTCCTCACTATCAGCAACACTTACCTTGGTGGCGCAGGCTCGGGCGTCGTGCTGCAAATATCTGCAATTGACTCGCCATTTACAGCGTCAGATCTGAACTCTTGGCAATTTGATACGTTTACCGATACGGTTGGCCAGAATACCAATCTCTTGCTTGCACACCCCTCGCAGGATTTGCAAGACATAGATAACGAAACCAACACCCGCTTATTGTGCGGACCTTTATCAGGCACCGTGCTTTGGGCCGCCGGATTATTTGCTGTAGACAGTTGCACGCTTAACAGTACGACAACAGTTACGCTTTCAGAGATCAGTCTGAAGATTGCTGCAGGCCAGGTCGTTAAAGGACCCGGCATTCCTGCAGGCACAACCGTTGTATCTGTCGTTTCGACAACAGTTACGTTGAGTCAAGCAGCCACCATATCGGCCACTACAACACTAACTTTTGATAATGAAGTTTCTATATCTGGCGGGGTGGTGGCACTTCACCCTTACGTCTTTGTGTACGGCAATGACGGCCTTATTTGGAATTGCTCTGCTGGCGACATTGATGATTGGGTATCTGCCGACGCCAATCGGGTGAATGCAGCAACAGGGAAGATCCTGCAAGGCTTGCCAGTTCGTGGCGGCTCTAATTCACCATCGGGTCTGTTCTGGTCACTTGATTCAGTAGTTCGTGTGTCTTATGCGCCCCAGTCATTGGGCGTAGCAGGAACGGCAAATTTTGCCGCTACCACTTACTGGCGATACGACATCATTACAAGTCAGTCATCGTTTCTTTCCTCGTCGGCTGTCATTGAATACGACGGCATTTACTTTTGGACAGGCGTTGATCGGTTCTTGCTTTACAACGGCGTTACCAAAGAGATCCCGAATACGTTCAATCAGAACTACTTCTTTGACAATCTGAATTATTCCCAGCGGCAAAAGGTTTGGGCTACTAAGGTTCCGAGGTTTGGCGAGATCTGGTGGTTCTACCCTCGAGGCGATGCAACCGAGTGCACGGATGCGGTTATTTATAACGTGCGCGATAACACCTGGTATGACACGGGAGAGGCTCTAGGCGCACAACGCTCTGCAGGCTACTTCTCCCAAGTATTTCGTTTTCCCATTCAAGCCGGGTACGACGTTAATACCGCAGACAGCATCAATGAGGTAACCATCTCAAATGCCGGCTCGGGTTACACAGACGCCACTTACAGCTACAAAACGCTCACGGGCGGCACTGGCACAGGCGCAACGGCCACCATGACTGTGATTGGCGGCAAAGTAGTGTCTGTCGTGATTAACAACCGTGGCTCTGGCTATACCGCGGGTGACGTGCTGACCGCTACGCTTGCAGGCGGGTCTAATTTTCAGATTACTGTCTCAACGCTGATGCAGCAGGTTTCACTGTGGCAGCACGAGTATGGCAAGGATGTTATTCAGGGAACGTCAGTATTAGCGATTGAGTCTTACTTCATCACCTCAGATTTAGGTGTGATTGCTGGTGGCCCGGCAACCTTCTCGCCAGTCGGTGAAAACCGTTGGACGCGTATTGAGCGCGTTGAGCCAAACTTCATTCAGACGGGCGATCTTGATCTTTATGTGGTTGGTAGACCTTATGCCGATCAGCCCGACAAGACCACGGGTCCTTATACGTTTGCGCCAGGCACAAGCAAGATCGACATGAAAGAGCAGCGCCGATTGCTGCGCTTAAAGTTTGTATCCAATGTGGCCGGCGGCGATTATCAAACGGGTAAAATCATCGTTGATGCCGACACGGGCGATGTACGAGGCTATACCGTATGACTGTAGCGCTTGTTTATGATCCGCGCTTTCACACCTTTGACTCGTGGGCATCGCTCATGTGCGAGTTGTACGCTTCCAATCAGCTTCAGGTTCCCACGCCAGATCTGGACTGGAAGGGTTGGGCTGCCGGCCTTAAAGCGATTGACGTATTTGCTAACGAAGCCATTCCTGAACCCTATCAGTTTGATGATTGGCAGGATTGGGCATCTGCCGTTGTCGGCGCCGTGAATCCGAGGACTAACTGATGCCTCTCGAGCAAGTTCAAACCTTGTCAGATCCAGAAGAGGATTCGCCACTCTCATTGGCTTCCAATGCTTCGGCATTAAACCAAGGTATCAGTGATGATTCGCAAATCAGGCAACAGGTACTAAGCGCTGGAAGTGATCCAGCTCAGTTGCAAAGGCTTGCCACGCAGTACGGCCTCAGCGGTGAAACCCTATCGCAGATGACAGGGCAACCCCTGAATCAAGTTCAGCAGATGTTTCGTGACTATGGCATACCGCTTGGCACGTCACTGACTGGGTTTGTAAATCGTGACATCGGTACCGACACAAATATTAGGCAACTTGAAAGAGGCGATGATCTCTCTACTGAGCAGGTTATCGGCGTTCAAGATGGCAAACTATTAGTTCAACAATATGACGCCTACGGTAACAAGACAGGCACCCGGCTAACAACGCCTAACCCAACTGATCTTCAAGGATGGTTGCAGGCAATCGGTCTAGTTGGAACCGCAATTACCGGGGCTAATTTGCTTTCTGGCGCTGGCGCTGGCGGTCTTAGCGGTCTGGACGTTCTTGGTGAGGGCGGCGGTGCTGCGGTCCCTACGTTTGATCTCACCTCGTCACTGCAAGCGGCTTTACCGCAAGACTTGGTTAATACTGGCAAGACCTTTATCCAAGGGTTTAACCAGGTCAGGCCTTACCTTCAGGGTGCTAATGCAGTCTACCAAGCATCGCAAGGAAATATTGCAGGCGCAGTGGCAAGTGGTCTGGGCGCTGCAGGCGGCTTAAACATTCCCGGCGCAAAAGAAGCGGCCAACCTATTCAATGTGGGATATGCCGCCTCGCAAGGCAATTATCTTCCCGTCCTCAACCAGATTCTTTCCAGTGATGTTGGTGGCCAATTAACCAATACGAAGATAGCCGGGGACTTCACGCTTGGCGATGCCATGAAAGCAGGCAACTTCCTGCAGGCTGTGCAATCAGGCAACCCAACGCTTATTCTTTCTTCGGCAGCAACGCTGACTGGAAGCAATGACCTCAAAACGGCTAGCGCGGCAAACAAGCTCATTCAAACCATTAACAATCCTAATGCCAGCCCTTTTGACATTGCATTTGCAACGGAAGGTCTAGCCAAGAATTTGATGACAACAACCCAAGGAGCGCTACCTGGCGGCTCTTCGGGCAAAAGCGTACTGGATGAATACAACGTCACTGGTGGCGCTGGCACTCAGTTGGCGACCGAGGGTACGGGTCCTTTGGATTATGTCGTCGGCGCTGAGACTGATCCCAATCTTGTCAAGACTGGCGTCACCTTTGGCGGTACGGATACAAGCGGCTACAAGATCCCAGGCCTATCGGTTGGCGATACGGATAAGATTTATGGCTCAACCTATCTGAGCGAAGATCCAGAGGGCGGTGCGCCTTATTTGAATCAACGCATTCAGATGCTAGACCGTGCTGGCAATCCAATCTTGGACGCATCTGGCAATCAAGTCTTTTACACAGCCATTTACGATCCAACAGACGGGACAATTCGTTACAGCGTACCCGTAGGAACAGAGGGCCAGTATGGCAGCAACATCATCAGCCAAAGGCCTCAGCTAATTACGGATGACGAGGGCAATCAGTTGCTCATCAATCCTGTTAACAGCAGGGTTCTGGCCACGTTAAGCGAAGCGCCTAGCACCCTTGGCGAATCTAAAGACCTCTCATCAACGTCATCGTATCTTGATGATGTCACCTTCTCGGCACTTGAGGATCTGAAGAATCGTGCAGATGCTGGCCAAGAGGTTTTGCAGCAAGACGTTCTTGACTTAGAAGCCCAAGTCTTTCAAGACGCCAAGAATGCCGGCGCCACTGACGAGGAAGCATTAGAGGCAGCAACAGAGGCAACGTCAGACC